TATTCGAGGATGCCTTCGCGGAAGGCAGGTTCATAGGAGATTGCCGCCGTGCGAACCCAGTCATCCGGCTTGGAATACGCGTAGTCGAAGCCGAACAGCGGCTCGACGTCGCTATCCGGCTGCAGTTTGACTGTGCGAATGGCAAAGTTCCACAAGCCCTGCTCGAGCATGTAGTTGACCGAATCCTGCCATGCGCCATCCAGAGAACGCTTCTCGGGCCGGTCCTCGGTCAAAGACGCAAGGTTGGATGGCCCGAGGAGACGCAGGGCGCCGCGGTAGATGCTCAATCTATCGGCCATTTCTTGCCCTTCCCGCGCGTTGATGTGTAAGCATCGATCAGTCCCCGAGCGATGTTCTCGATGCCGTAGGCCTCCATTTCGATGCCTGGTGCCTTCTCGCCGATGTGGTCGCAAAGGAACTGCCAGACATGAACGGCTTCATGGACAATTGTCATGATGACTTCGAGAGCATCGCGCTCGGCGCCTATATGGACGCAGACCAGAATGATCGCCTCGCCAGTCGTGTCGTTGCGAAGCCACTGTGTGTGGCCGCCTGCATTCGGAACTTCCGGGTATGGAGCGGTACCGTTGACCCGCTTCATCTCGCGGTTCCATGATGCTTCATCTGGGCAGAAGCCGATTGCGACCGGCTGCCACCCGCTGTTGCACCAGACGACGCCAGTCTTCACGCCGCAATGCCCTGAGCCCGAGCGGCGTGATTGAGAGCCGCCTGGATGGCATCGACCTTGGACTTGTGGTTACGGCTGATCTCGACACCGCCATCCTTCAGACGGGCACGCCAGCCAGTCTTTGGGGTGTGGTCGATGACATAGCCGTCAGGAATGCTTGCCTCGATCTTGGCCTTTTCCTCGTCGGTCAGCTTGGCCGCAGGCTCTTCCGACAACCACTTGCGCAGCACGCGGGTTTCAACGAAGCCGTTGCCCTTGTCGGTAACGCGCAGAGTCACATCGAAGCGCTCTCCGATGACGTCGATCAGGTCGTGGACGCGAAGCCGATCGACATGGTGAGCCCAGTAACCGGGCGTCGTGACGTCTTCGAGAGAATGATCCGGATCGACAACAACATGATGCTGCGTGCGGACATACTCGGCGGCGTTCCGCATCTTCGTAGGATGAAGGGTTTTCATGATTGCCTCAGTTCATGGGTGAAAACAAAGATCCAGCGAAACCGAGAACGAGCGGCAGCATGGAGAGCGCCGCCGCCCGTATCCGGTCAGCGATGGAGGCAACACCGCGACCGAAGTCGCGATGATGGCATCAGGTGATAGCGGTCGGAGCCGCTACGGTAGCCAGGCCCGTGGAGGCGCTGGACGCCGTGCACTGATACAGCTTGTACTTCGGGCCGGTCGTGGCGATGACGTGCACGAGGTCGCCCACGCGCATGCCCTTCGCATAGCCGTCCGAGAAGTAGCCGGCGCCGACGATGGTTGCGTCGGCATCGGCAGCGGTCGTGTAACGCCAGACGCGCGGCTGATAGCCGCCGACCTGGGTATCGAGGAGTGCAAGGTTGTCAGGAACGTATGCCATGTTCAGATCTCCTTACGTGGCAACGAACGCGGAGCCGTCGTGAGTCATCTTCACGATGCCGTTGTTCTGGAGGAGCTTGGCGCCGTGGAAGACTTCGGCACGGGACCAGGATAGGCCCTGCTTTTCGTCAAACCCGGCGAACACCTTTTCTTCGCCCACGTTGATCGCGTAGCCGATGGCATTGCGATGATACATGTAGCAAAGCTCAGAGGACGTCCCGAGACCGGTTAGGCGGCTGGAAACGATCCAGTTGATACCTGCCCAGCGGAACATCTTGCGGGCCGGACCATTGAGCGGCTTCTGCTCGACATAGTCGCCAGAGGCGAATTCCGTCGTCTGCAGCAGGTAGCCACGGAAGGCCGGGGAGATGATGGCGAACATGTTGTCTTCGTCTTCGACGTCGACGTCATTGTTGCCGAGGATCGCCTGGGCGCCGGTGACCATGTTGAGCGTTGCGGTCTGCGCCGTCGACGGGAAGTCGTTGGTCGCATTGGCAAGCTCTGCCAGGATGGTCAGGTCGATGTCACGATTGATGACAGCGATCGATGCATTGCGCATGACCGTGACCTGATTGCCCTGCGACGCGAAGACGTTGAAGCCGGTCAGCTCGTAAGGAGCGTGCTTCTCAACCAGCGTTGCAGTGCTCTGGTTGTTCGTCGGGTTGCCGTAGGGGATCTGACCGTTCGTGCCGCGGGTGACAGCGGTATCGCCGCCAGAACCGGAGACAAGGAAGGTCGCCTGGTTGCCGTTGATCACGGTTTCCTTCGTCGTGGTCAGCTTGAGCAGGGACTGTTTCTGCTCAAACGCCGGAACGAAGTCTTTCTTGTACTGGACCACTGCAGCTTCAATAGCCATGGTCTCATCCTTTCAAAGACTTGTTGAGGGGGTTGGAGCCGGAGCAATCGAGGGTGGCCGGAGAACATGCGGGGCCGTTTCCGGGGTGGCCGCTGTTATCCGGGGCTTTCACGCTTGGCGATGTCTGGGAGCCGTCACTCAGGGGCCGTTGCCGGGGTGGCCATCGTGTTGGCAATAAAAAGCCCGCTCGAAGGCGGGACGTTCACTGACCTGATGTCAGGGAATGGGTGTTCATCGCTTGCCGCGCGCCAAGTCCTTTTCGAGGATCTGGCGATATTCAGCGGCGTAGTCGCGCTCATATCTTTCGAAGTCGGTGTCGCGGATCTTCTCGATCTCGGCGCGACGGCTGCTATGCTTGCTTTCCGCATCGCTGGACGAGAAGACGACATCTCCGAAGGAGTTGCGGCCCTGATCCGATGCCCATTGGACGAAGCTCGGGATGTCACCGAGGCGTCGGCCGTCTGGCAATCTGGCTTCCGTCCATGTATCGCCGATATCGCCGGCGGATGACATGAAGCGCTTGGCGAGCGTCAGGTTGCCCTTGTACTCGTCGCGGGACCAGGCATCGCGAAGGGCGTCCTCTGCCTCTTCACTGGCCTTGGTATCGGCTTGGCCCTGTGCTTCTGCGGCCCTCTCCGACATGTCGACATACCATTCAGCGGCCATCTCGACGAAAGCCGGTGGCGCGTTCTTGGTATGGGCGAACTCGGTGAAGCTCGACAGGACCGGCTTGTCGGCATCGACCAAGCGCTTGGTGACAGGCTCGGGCAAGACGTAGCCTTCCGGCTTATCCGGAATCCCCTGCTCTTTCCGCCACTCGGCCATGGCCTTCTCATCCTTGGGATCAGGCATATCGCGCTTGATCTTGCCAGAGCGAATGGTGTTCTGCGCTTCCTGCAGGGCCTTCACGACGCCATTCAGGGAGCCGTAGCGCTTCAGGAGCTTGAGCTGGTCCTCGTTGTCACCGGAGGCTAGCTCGCGCCAATTGTCAGGAAGAGCCGAGCCCTTATCTTCATCGGACTTGCCGTCGCCCTTGTCGGTCGTCGTGTCCGTCTTCCCGGCATCGGCGTCGGCGGTCTTGTCTACCGCGCCGGTATCGGTGGTTCCCTTCGCCTTATCGTCGACAGCGCCCTTGTCAGTGCCACCAGCATCGTTGTTCTGTGTATCCGTCTTCGCCGTGTCATCCACGACCTCTTTGATGTCTGCTGTTGCCTCAGTCATGTTTGCCTCATTCACCGGCCTTGCGGCCTGCCTCAGGTTTCTTCATGGCCGCCGCCATCTTCTCGGCGCGTGACTTGCCCTCGATCAGCTTCAGGGCGTCCGGCTCTCTCATGCGAGCGATCTGGAGACCGATGTGGCGCTCTCCCTCGCTGAAGGCGCTTTCCCGCTCCGTGGCAGCAAAGCTCAGTTGCCCGACGTGGCAGGCATTGAAGAGCAGCCATTCAAGCGCCCGCTTCTGCTGCCCGTCGTTCGCCTTGCCATCGAAGAGCGCGCGGAAGGCGTAGAGCACTTCCTTGTCATAAGCGGCTGGTTTCGGGGTCATGCGACATGATCCGGCAGAATAAGACGGCTCGATGCCGCACTACCGGTGATCGCTTGTGTGCCGTAGTCAACGTTAGCATCGGCCATCTTGCGAAGCTGGAAGCGATCGCCTCTGGTCTTGCCCTGTCCGATTGCCGCACCAGTCGTGAATGCCAGGCATCCGACGATCATCTCGTGAGACATCGGATACTGCTGCGTGAATTTCTGGATGGTGTCGCCGATCGCGAGCATGAGCTTTTCATGCCGCTCGTCGACCTTCACTTTCGAAATGGACATAGTTGCCTCCTATGTCGGTTGGTTAAGCCAAGCCTGCTTGCTGCAGGGCCACGCTGGCGCCTGCTACATCGGTCGCCACTCCAGCCCCTTCACGAAGCGCAGCAGCGGCCTGTGTGAGGCCGTCAACAGCGCTCTCTTGCTCTTCCGCGCTCTGGACAGCCTTCTCATCGGCAAACCAGTCAGCGGGCGCCCCTGTGCCCTTCACCGCGTCCTTGGTCATCTTCTTGAAGTCCATGGTCGACGGGATCGACTTGTCGAACTGCGAAGCGCCGGCGAGAATCTGAACGCTCTCCTGGAAGGATGCGACGAGCTGGCGGCCTTCAGCCGTGTTCAGCGGGCTTTCGAAGGAGAATGTCGTCTCTTCGCCATCCAGTAGATCAGGGATCTTGCCGACGTCGAAATGACGGTTATGAAGGGCAAGCTGGAAGCCAGTGTCGAGCAGCGGCAGGTGATACTCGCTTTCGATCGGCCCGAAGAATGGCAGGGCAGCACGGCGGAACTCCGCAATGCGCTGCTGCGTCTCATAGGCCGTCATCTCGCGGGTATCGGGCAGGAACAGCTTATTCAGCAGGAACGCTTCGGCGATCATCTCGCGAACGTCCTTCTTCATGTCCATGCCGATCGATACGTTGCCGGTCTCGATGGTCTGGAACAGCTTGCGGATATCGGCATCGTCGTCGATGTCCACGTACGTCATGCCGCCGGCATACATGTTGACCGCATCGCGGAACATCTCGCCTCTGGCGACCGTCGGCGGGTCCACGGCCTTTTCACCCTGCTCGAGGATGATGCGGGCCATCGACTGGATCATGCGGCCATCGGGCAAAGAGTTGATCGTCGCCGGCGAGAAACCTTGCGGGATGTTCGCCAGCGTGCGCCAGCGAGGGACCACGTAGCTGAATACCGGCAGGCCAGCCTCACCGAGGATCTGCTCGTGGTCTAGATCCACATAGAGCGAGATGAACGGCGTCTTCTTGTACTGGCGGCGCTTGGCCTTATCGTCGCCATAGATGTCGTCGACCGGCATCAGGATATGGCGGACGTTGAATTCCTTTGACGGATCCGTCTCGCAAGCCTTCTTGATATCGGCATGTACCTTGTCACCGTAGAGCTTCTTCAGGTTCCGCGCCGTCTTCTTCATCTTACGATGGAGCGCATCGACCTTGCCGACCTCGTTCAGCATCCATGCGCAGTCGCGGGGATGCCATGCCCTGAACAGCATGTGATCGCGGGTTGGTGATTCCTCGACCGAAATCACGCCATTGCCGAATGCTACCCAGTCGTGATCGACCTCGATCGTGGCGGCCGTGAAGTTGGCGCGACGATCATAGACCAGTCTGCGATAACGCTTCGTGGCATATTCCAGCCAGCGCGCGGCGGCCGGATCCTCGTCGATCTCTTCCCGTCCGGTCTTCACCTCAAACCAGTCGCCTTGACGAAGCATGGCCGATGGCGCATTGCCGAGCGTCTCGCGAGCCTGAACCGGATAGCTTTCCATCAGGTTCGTCGTGAAATCGTCCCCGAGGGAAAGCTCACGCGTGAAGTCCGTGCGCAGCGGGTAGTAGTTCTCGGCGATATCCTGGCACAGGCTATCCCATGGCTGCTTCTTGCTGAACAGCGCCGCGCCGATGCGGCAAAGCTCCTTTGCGCGGCTATCTTCCAAGATCAACCTGCCTGGCCAAGAAGGCTATTTGTGTAAGACGTCGTCCCTGCCCCAGAGGAGGCTCTGGACGCGCGCGAGGCCGCAGAGGTGAGAACGGTCGCAGCACGACCGGAACGCGCCTGAGCGTCTACTGCTGCCTTGCGGCGCGCTTCCTTGATCGACGGATCTTCCTCATCGGGCATCCGCGTCTCAGGCGTCGGTGTCGTCGTAGTGGTGGTAGAGCCACCTCCGCCGAACAGCTTGCCCATGGGCTATCTCCTTTTCTTCATGTTTGCGTGGCCGAGGTTGACCTTGGGTCGGTTGCCAGACGCCTGATGTGTTCGGATGCGAAGTTCGACCGAGCTTTCGCCGTACGCCCATGCATTGACGACGGCATCCCCTTTGTCCGGGGAACGCCCAAGCCGCTTCTTGATGTCGAGCTTTGGCTCGATCAGGATGCCGCGCGGCGTGAGCTTCCACGTCGGAGCGGCGAGATCGGCCAGCAATTCAGGATCAGGCGGCAGAGCGACGGGCTCCCCGAGGTTCGGTTCCAATGCTTCCCTGAAGCGCCAATGCACCTCAGACCGCTTGTTGGCGAATTTGAGCTTGCCGTCTCTCGTGCGCTTGCTGCTCTCCGATGAGCCGTTATGGGCATGGAGGCGGATACCCGCGACGTTGTGCTTCAGGTGCGAGAAGACGCCCGAGCCATAGCCGCCGCCCATATCGATCACGACGTCGCACCCATCGCGCATCAGCGCCACAGTGCGGGCCGCCAGATCGATCGGATCGACAGCGCCCTTCATCTTGTCCGAGATCACTTCATCGAACCAGTGACCGTGTCTGCGGGCGTATGTGTTGGCATCGCCACCGCCAAGCGCCACGTCATGGCTTAGTATGGTCATTCCAAGCCGATCAGGGGGCCGTGGTGTCCAGCGAGCCTGTGCCTGCAAGATCCACTGCGTCGGGATGACCTGGAATGCAGCATCAGAGGCGGCCACATCGAACCTGCCTTCACGCATCATCGTGCGCAGCGGCTCCGGCATGGCCTCGATGACCGATGCATATCCGGTGTCTGCGAGGTCTGGATTGTCCTCAAGCAGTGCCGGAATGAATGTTCGCGACCGTGGCTTCTCACCTTTCGGGCCCAGATAGTCGGGCGTGACCTCGACATCTTCTCCGTTGACGGTCGTGTACCAGCGCAGTTCACCGGGCTTGGCCTTGTTCGGATGGTTCGGGTCGAGCCATGGAGCCCACCGCTTGATTACCCATTGGCCTTCTGACGTCGTCGGCGGGTTGCCGGTGGCAATCACCCTGCAGCGTTGGTTCGGATCAGCCGAGCGGTTCCAGCCGATGATGTAGGTGTACTGGCTCTCCGAGAACTGCGTGATTTCGTCGAAGGCCTTCAGGTCGTGCGGAACGCCCTGATAGTTCTCCTTGTCCGCCTCGTGCTCGCAGTGGCCGAGATCGATGACGCCGTTCGGATGCCGCCATATGCCGTCCTGGCTGTTGAACCCATCCGATGTACCAAGGATGCCCTGAATTTCGCGCTTGATACCCTTCAGGTTCTTCGAGATGCGCCGAAGGATCAGTGAATACTTGTGCTCATTGATCGCCAGCAGGCAGACTAGGAAGCTCTTTCCACCACCAGCGCCACCGCCATAGAACATTTCATCAGCGAGCGAGAAGTAGGCATCGGTCTGCGGGCCCGGGTTAGGCAGCTTGCGCTTGCCATCAACAGCCGCGTGAGTGTCCGCAAGGATCTTCTCCTGATGTTCCTGCGGCAGAGCGTCGAAGCGCCTCAGGATGTCATCCAGCGTGCCGGCTACGGTCATTCTTCGTGGCTATCCTGCAGGCCTTGAGCGAGCGCGAAGGCAATTGCCCGAGCGAGATCGCGCCGTGAGCTAACTTCCTTAGTCTCGATCGGACGATCCGGGACGCCTGCTAGTTCTCTCCGCTCGGTGTAATCATCCCGGAAGCGGGCCGACATCGACTTGGCCCACACAGCGGAATTGAACTTGTCCGCGGTAAGGCCTTTCTGTCCCATATCCTCCCACCAGGCCTGCTCACATTGCTTCGCACGCGTAAGGGAGGTGAAAAACTCGATGTGCTTGTCGGCCCAGTTGTTGAGCGTGGCCTTGTCGACATCGAGCGCCACGGCGATCTGCGTCAGGCTTTTGCCCTGCTTCCCGAGCTTGACGACCTTCGCGCAATAAGCAGGGTCGTACTTGCTGGGGCGCCCGCCATTGTTGCCGAGCGCGTTCTTGTTGCCCTTTGGGGGAGCCATAGCTTGTTGCCTCCAAGCCTTCCGATTTCGGTTTCGGTTACGGCTTCAGAACGAGGAAGCCGATGACCAGCGTGCCGTTGACCGCTACGCTGGCGTGGATGTTCTGGATGGTGATGACGACAGAGCCAGCGCCTGGGGTGACGTCAGCAACCGTCGGCGTGCCCGTGGTGGCCGTTCCCTTGCCAACCGTGACCAGGACCGTATCGCCGGCCTCAATCGCGCTGTTGGTCAGTGTGAGGACGTGAGTGGCGGCGGCTGCTGTGGTGAGAGCGCCGGTCGTGATCTTGCCCTGCGTCTTGTTCAGGGTTGCCGTGCCCGTACCGCCGGTACCGGATGCTGTTGCCGTCTTGGTGCCCTGGTCGGAGACGAGAGCGCCGGACTTTGGCTCGATGCCGAACTTGCGGCCGTAGAGAGAGTGAAAGGCTGCCATGTGCTGCTTCCTTTATGTTTGCTGTTGCTGGGGGAAGTCGTCAGTAAAGCCCGACGATGCCTGTGGCCGACGTGCCGGTAATCCGGACGGCGACGATCGAAAGATTGTATTCGACGCCTGCCAGAAGGGTCAGCGAACGGTCTGCGGTGTCATTGGCAAACCGGCATGCCAGCGTTCCAGCGCCAGCGCAGATGATCTTGCGCGTTGCCGTGAAGGTATTGGTCGCGTGCGGGGCGATGTCGAAGGAGCTTGCTGCCGGTCCGATCCATTCGACCGACGACCGAGAAATTGGATTGCCTGCCACGTCGTCGTCTCCTTTAGGACTTGATGCCTGCGGACTTCAGGACGGATTCGGCGGTCTTGATGACCTTGGCCCATTCCTGCTTTGTCTTCGGCTTGGCTGCTTTTGCGGCCGCGGTCTTCCGCTTCGCTGCGGTGAGCGATGGCTTCTTCATCGGATTGCCTCTTGATGGTGGATGTCCAGCTTACCCGCTTGCGCCGGCGAAGTGCCTTGTGCGGCCCCGGCGTCCTTCTCAGGGATGAGCGAAGTCTTGTGGCCTGTCGCTGGTTGGGCAGGCTGGAGTATGGCCGCTGAATTGGTGATTAAAGCGCTCGCCAGATCCCCTCACCGGGAGGCTGGTATGACTGGCAGCCGGACAGGAAGGCAGCGAGGATGATCGCGCCTGTGACGATGGCGGCGAGGATGAGGATGGAGCGGGTCATGCCGGGTCGTAGGTAGCCGCGAAGATGTCGGGCTTGCACGGATAGAACTCGCCCTTCACGCCCCTGATGATCCAGTCACCTGGGGAGCATGTCATCTCGCCTTCGAGCGTTCTGATCACCACAGGCCCACCTGGGCCTCGCCTTGCGGTATCTCCAGCGAACTGCGCCACCTCAAATAGATTGTGGCCAGTGAACTGAATGGCGTCGATGACGACCGGCTTCTTGCGAAACTTCGTCCGCTTTAACGGCGGCTTCGGGCATTCGCAGCTATAGCCGTGAAACTTGAACATCTCTTCGCCCGGAGGCATCGGCTCGCCGCAGATCTCGCAGTTACTCATGTTCGCTCTCCCTCAGTCGAAGCCGTAGCAGCGACCGGAGAGATAGTTCCGTAGCGTATAGCCCTCGAAAGCCCAGATCTTGCCGCGGGCATTGTCTCGGGCGATCTTGCGGCCAATCTCTTCGTCGAAGTTCTCCGGTGAAGCTGCGGCACTCTCACCAGTGACGATGAAGCCATTGCTGAGCGTGAGAGCGCAGACTGTCAGCGTCGTGCCTGGGAAGACGTAGAAGTCCTCCTTGGCGATCTGCCGATCGATGTCTTCCGGCTTCAGACGCGGAGCGTTGAGGCCCTTGCTCTGGATTTCCTTCTCAATCGCTGCTTCGTTGCTAGCCATTGCCGTTCTTCCTCTTCGGGTTGGCGTTGGACAAAGAAAAACCCGCCCCCAGTGAAGGTGACGGGTCTGTTGTGACCGGGAAGGCGGAGCTTGGCGTTGCTCTCTTATCGCTGTCGCCCACTACGCCCAGTGGACCCGGCCTTCCCGATTTCTAAGCAGGGGATTTGACACCCAGGCTTCTATTCCTGTCTGAATGCCGCGCCCGAATGTCTCGGGGGTCGATTGCCCTTTCCAGTGGAAGAGCAGGGTCAACGTGCGGCTTGCCGTCCGAAGCGATCCAGTGTGTGGCGTACTTTTCGGACGATACCTTTGTTGGTGATGTTTCTACGCTGTTTTGCGACACGCCGTCTAGTGGAATGCCTAGCCGAACCAAGTGCTTACGGTTGAGAGCTAATGCAATTACTTGACACGACCTATTAATTTTCCTTTCGAATGTTCGGCGAACCATCTCATTTTTTGATAGATACTGATCCAAGAACATCCCTTTTCGGCTTTTGATGAAGCCGTAGTCGTAGACCAGCTTGCGATCTTCCTCTTCGAGGTAGCTGTTGATCCACGTCCAGGTCTCCTCCATGCGACTCAGTGCGCCGGCGGTGATAACCCGGCGATAGGACGGCGCCCGATCGTATTCCGTGGCGATGACGGCCGACACCATCTCGCTGAATGCTCCTTGGCTCATCCGAGGCCCGAGCGCTGCAGGTGAAGCCGCAAGCGTTTCGGCAGCCTCGATGATCCGCGCTCGCACCTGCTCGTAAGTCCAGTCGGTAAACACCATCACGTTCATGCCGCTTCTCCTGAGATCATATCGATGAGATCGCCCTGTACCGGGCGGAAAAACTTCACTCCAACAAGCACGCGCAGCACATGGGTTGTCGGTATTCCGCAGTTCATAGCCTTTGCTTTGCGCCGCAGGCTGCCAAGGTCGATGCCGTTAAAGTCACTGACGAGTGAGGAAGATTTCACGAGCGCCGGGTTCTGGACGAGGATCGAGGACACAGCCTTGATCATGTCGGCGTAGAGCTCGGCCGCGTTCGCCTTGGTTCCGGTCATCAGCATGAAGACGAGCTTCAGGTGATCCTCGCCGTATTCCCTGCCGATCTCGCGCACCGTCGGCTTGCAATAGCACTCATACGGCTTGCGGCTCGTCGGGCTATGCAGATGCCCGTCGAACAGCTTCACGCCGCACTGACGGGCAACCTTGTAGATATCGCAGCGGAGCGGCAGGGGATGGTTCATCCGGCGGCTGCCTTCCCTCGTGGATGACGCTCGTTGTAGGCCCGCATCTGCTCCCTGCGGATCTCGCGAGTTTCGAGCACATACTTGATCGCGCCTGGTTGCCGGTTGAAGAGACGGCTGAGATCGGTCGTCGAGAGGTCTGGATACTCCTCGGCCGTCATCCGCCAGATGTGATGGCGGATCGCGACGAGATGGACGCTCTTCTTCCGTGACTTAATATCCCGGCGATTGGTACCGAAAACCGTGCACAGATCGGTTAGGAACTGCTCCGGCGACCGTCGGCGGCCTTCCCACTTCATCCAGAGCTTCCGCGACAGCAGGTGCGCCTTGGGCTCGTTGGCTTTCATCTCCGGTGTGGGCTTGGCATAGACCACAACAGGCGGGGGAAGCGCTGCAGGCTCTTCAGCAATGGGTGACGCTGACGGCTCGACGACCGTGAACGCGCGGACCACGTTCACGACACGAGTCTGGCCCATGAGCCGCTGTCTGACCGCGCTGTACTTGGCGGTGATCTCTGCTGTGTAGTTCCCGGCGATGGTCATGCTCCGATCCTTTCCACAGGGATAACCTTTCCGCCCTTGCGAAACAGGCGCTCGGCTTTGCACTTTGCCGCGTCGATCTTTTCGCCATCGCGGCGCATGGTGCCGTTGATGTGCTTGATGACGTGATCCTGAGCGGCGATGATGGCTGCAGACCGGACCGCGAAGATCTTCGGCCGGTCACCGTCCATGATCGGCCACGGTCGGGCGTTCTGTGCGAACCGGCACATAGCCCAGAATCCACCAGGAACCGGCACTGAATAGGCGGCGAAGTGGTTCATCTAGAAAAGCTCCCTTGCATTCTGCTGTGCCTTGTAGGCCATTCCGTAGCTGGTGGAGTTGCCATCCCATGCGATATCTCTGCGGCGGGGAAACTCACTCTCTCGAGACAGGGAAAGAAGGATCTCGGCCTTGCCCTCCGTCTCATCCATTAGTGATTTCCAGACGCCCCACTCCGATGTTCCCTCACCCGGCTCCATGCCGGCCAGGATAGGCCGCGGCTGAAAGGGAATGATCACCTGGTCAGCGTCCTTATCCATATTGCCGATGAGGTCGCGATAGGTCGGACGGCGATGCAAGACAGCTCTCAATCGCTTTTCGACGCTACTGCCCTGGTATTCCTGAAACGCTGATTTCTTGAGGTGGGTGAGAGCGATGACGGGAATATCCAGCTCCATCGCGAGGTCTTTTAGTTTCGAAGTGGCTATCTGCCCCTGCTTGAACTCGTCTTCATACTGCATCTTGCCTTCCCACTGGATCTTGCCGATGTGGTCGACGAAGACGGCGCCGATGCCATGGGACTTCTTAAGCGCCTTGGCCTTCCGGCCGATCTGATCGAGCGTCATCTTGCGGCAGTCGATCTCGATATGCTTCGACCGCTTGATCTCGATGCCTGCTTCCAGGAGCATCTGCACTTCCTGATCAGAGACGCGGCCGCGCTGCTGTTGACGGGCCGAGATGCCGGTGCGCCTTGCTTGTTCGCGCATGATGATCTGCTTTACCGTCATTTCACCGCTGTAGAGGAAAACCGGATCCTTCTTGGCAATCTCGAACATGCACTGCATGGCCAGAGCCGTCTTGCCCTGCTTCACGCCGCCGCCGATGATGATGAGCTGGCCTTTCTGCCAAGGCCCGGTGAGCTGCATGATCTCCGGGATGCCAGGATCAATGCCTTCCGCCTTCCTGCCCATGTGCGCCTCGTTGACGGCATCGAATGAGCTATCGATGGCATCGGATAGGGAAAAGCTCGCTTCCTCGCCAGCAAGGCTCTGTGTGACCTCTGCAAGGCGCTGACGAAGGGCCGTGATGTCATCCGGGATTTTCAGTTCGTCCTCGAAAGCGATCTGCCGGAGGTCATCAGCAAGCCCGTGGATCTCACGACGTGCAGCGGCGGCCGTGATGGCTGCGCACCAATCTGGAATGCCGAGGTATCCGACGACGTCACCCATAAGGCGGGACATATATTGAGAAACACTCATACCGCCGATGTTGGTGAATTCGCGCAGGCGGTCTTTCAGGGTGATCGTGCTGAATGACTTGCCCGCGGCGCGAAGATCGACCATCGCTTCGAACATCTGCTGATGAAGCCTCTCTTCGAAGTGCCGCGCTTCGAAATTCGAAGGGACCGCTTCCATGCAGTCGTTCTTCATTAGGAGAGCGCCGAGGAGCGCTTGTTCTGCTTCGAGCGCGTCAGGGAGCGTCGGAGATCCGTGGATATCGCGTGGATGGGCGTTCATGCGGCACCGTCCATCTCGAATAGATTGACAGTCTTTGCCTCGTCCAATTCGGCGATGTTGCGCACGGCCTGGCGGAAATAGGAGGGTTTCAACTCAAAGCCGACACCCTTGCGGCCAGCTGCCACAGCGCCATAAACCTCGCTTCCAATTCCGAGGAATGGCGTCAGAACCACATCGCCCGGATTGCTCCACAGTTCGATGCAGCGCTCGATCACGTCCAACTGAAGAGGCGAGATATGCTGCTCGTCCTTTTCATCCCGGCCCGCGCGATACTGCAGCGTACGCGTCTGGTTTATGTCCATCCAAACCGGCGATGCATATCTTTGCCATACTTCGATCGAGAACCACTTTTCAGCATCTGCCGGTGACTTGCCAGAAGCGATGCGGCTGCTGATGCTTGACGGTTCATTGCCGTAGCCGACATACCGATCGAACATGCCTTCGACTGGCTCCGGATTGTCTCCTGGCTTACGGAACATTAGCATGTAGTCGGCAAGGCCCTGCCCGCTGATGGTGCTGTCTTTGGTGATCTGCTTGTGAAGCAGGCGGATGGACTTGGTCCGCTGCTGAGCGACTACCGGGTCTTTCCAGATGCAGACCTCGGAATGAAAGATCCATCCAGCGTCCTCATAGGCTCGGACGATCTCGCCGCGGAAATCACGCATGCCGATATGGCCGTGCCTGATCTTGCTGGTCGGCAGCTGCATGCAATGAACAGCGTGAATGCGTCCCGGCATCGTCACCCGCAAAAGCTCCTGGATCAGGAATTGGTAGTGGGTCCAGAAACCGTTGCTATCGTTGTTCGATATATCCCGATCGAAGTTGCTGAACTTATAGAGCCCTTCGAACGGTGGGGAGTGAATGCCGAAATGGATCGTGTCGGAAGGAATACCGCGAACGAGCTCGCAACTATCCCCCTCATAAATCGCATATCGATCAGTCACGACCTGGTTGACTGCTTTGATATTCATGCTGCTTCTCCCGTCAGCCATGCCGGTACGGTCATAGGAATTTGCGGATTGTAGTCGGGTCGATCGCGAACCATGCCGCGCACTTCCTGGCTGGAAAGGTCTGCCATGTGCATGACCATCGCAGCGGCCATGCGTTCTGCGTCGGCTTCCTTGCGGCGGAGATTAGCTACGACGGCGCCCTCCATCTCGGATGCGATGAAATGGACGTTGACAGGCTTTGTCTGTCCAAAGCGCCAGAAGCGTCTAACGGACTGGAATACCTGCTCGAAGCTATCATTGAGCCCGACAAATCCGGTATCAGCGCAATGCTGCCAGTTCATACCGAACCCGGCGATAGATGGTTTTGTGATGAGAACGCGGATGCGGCCTTCGGAGAAGTCCACCATCTTCCGTTCCTTGATGTCGTCAGCGTCGGAGCCGGTAAGGTTGACGGCGCCAGGAATGGCCTTTGCCAAACCCTCCGCCTCGCCGTTCATATTGCACCACCAGACGAAATGCCGGTCGGATGGGGTGATGGAAGCCGCAAGTGCAACTCGCTCGCCCACGCTATCTCTGCGGGCTGCGATACGCTCCTGCATCGTGCGGGCTTCCATTGGGAACAGGAGGCCGGTCTCCATGCTCGGAGCGTAATCAACCTGAACCTGGTGGGAAGCATATCGGAGCGGCGGGAGATCGTAGCCAGTATTGTCGTAACCGAGATCAGACGGCATCCTGAGCATGACAGCCCATGAGGCCATCCATTTCCAGAACTCTGCTTCGGCGTGGCCCTTCAGTCGCCATTTCTGCGTATCGCCACCGTCGTGGGTGAAAAACGTAGCCAGCATGTCGGTATAGGACATGATGCCCAGGAACTCAGCGTGGTTGCCTAGCTCCATGAAATCGTTCGGCGCCGGGGTTGCGGTAGCAGCGAGGCGAAACGGAACCTTTGCGCAATCCTGGATTAGCTTCGTCCGGTACTTGCCGTCTGTGCTCTTGAGGATCGAGCTCTCATCAAGAGCCACCCCTCCGAAACCTTCAAGGTCAAAATGCTCGATCTTCTGGTAATTTGTGATGTCGATCGCATCGCCAGACTGGTGTGTCACGACGGACGCTGACATGCCGAATTTCGACGCTTCGCGGCTGTGCTGCATACTGACAGCCAGGGGCGCAAGGACGAGTACGGGCCGACGCGTTTCTCTCGCAACCTCTTTCGCCCAAACGAGCTCCATAAGCGTCTTGCCGAGCCCTGTACCAGCGAATATTGCAGCGCGCCCGCGGCGCAAGGCCCATTGGGTTATGTCGCGCTGGTGAGGTTTGAAGAAATCGGGAAGTTCGATCGTACCATTAACGCCGGTCGGCGGGTCGATCAGACGTTTCCTGGCGAGGAAGTCGGAATAATCGTTCACGCTGCACTCCCCTGGAAAAGATCGCCGGCCGGCACGCGCTCGTTGCGCTGCTGCAGCATGGCTTGAAAGGCTGGACGATAGCGACCTGCGTGGATATCAGCGCCACGCCAACAGACAGCGATGGCCGCGGCTTCGCCGGCGTTGTGAGCGACGGTCTTCCGGCTCGGAAGAATGATGCCCTCGCGCTCGCATTTGGTGACGATCGCCTCTTTCCAGAGGTTTTCGACCTTCTCCCACCGGCCCTTCTTGTCCGGCTTCGAAAGCTTCGTGATCTTCTGCGGCGGCTTAAAACCCTTGCCGTAGAACATCAGGCGCCACGTTTGAGAGGAGATAGTGCCCCAAGGAATCCCGAAGTTCGCCACCGTTGACAGAACAGCGCCGTGAAGCATGCACGAGACCACAGTGGCCATCGTGCCGCCTGGGCTCATCTTCAGGGCGGTTTCCATGATGACAAAATCGGGACGGTATTCCTTGATCAGGCCGGTGACCTTCAGCCCCATCTGATCGGCGCAATATTCGATCGATGCTTTTGCGGGGAATTCGAGCACATCACACTTGATCGAGGAGACGTGCTTCTCGGTCTGGAAGAAGGCCCAGCCAGCCGTTTTGGACGTGTCGAAGGACAGAACCTTCATCACCAAGCCCTCCCGACGGAGGTAGCCTTGCGCTCGCTCTCGGTGCCGCGTCCGCGCGCGATGGCTGCATGTTCGGCGCAATACGAACCGTGAAGCCGTCGTCCACCGCAGCAGAGCATGTGGGGACCGATGTTGTCGTCGATTGGGAATTTGCAGTGATGCGCCTCCAGCAGGGCGAACTCGACCGGCACTACCACTTCCGGAACTTCGGGCTCCGGGGTGAAGATCACCGGCTCGGCTTCGTCGCAGGCAACAGGACGGGGATAACGCGGCACGCTCTTCGGGGCTTTACCCGTCTGCCTTGATGGTTTCCCACGGCTACCGGCCAGCGCGATCTCCATCCGCGACGCTTTGCCGATGACCGAGTTCCGAGAGGTGCCGAGCTTGTAGCCGATCTCGTTTGCTGAGGCTCCCTCGGCAACCATCTGCCTGAGGATGGCGATGTTCTGATCTGTCCATGAGAAGGGAGTGCGTAGCATATCGACCTCCTCAGACCAGCGACTGCAGGCGCTTGTAGTGGCGCTCTACGGCCATGAACGGCATCTTCATGATGGAGGCGCAGGCGGCAACCTTGTACTTACGACGGATCAGGTCGAGGAGCTGTTCGTCATGCTCCGGACGCCAGCGCTGCGCCGAGCCGGGTGTGCGAATGCGAATGCTCGCATCCTTGATCGCGTTGCCATCGGAGGCGTCCGCCATCACGATCTTGTAGCCTTTGCCCCAGATCGTCTCGACAACCAGACCGACATCGGCCAGCGCCGGCCGGATCTTGCAGATCATGACGTCGATGATCTTCATGTCGGGGCCTTCGCCATGCTCGTCGAGGAAGACACTCGAGTAGATGTCGCCCTTCTCCGCCATGCGCGGGAAGCAGTCGATCAGGTACTTGGCCATGTTGAACTGCTGACGGCTGAGTTTCACCGTCTTGTCGCCGTTGGTGATCTGGCAACCGATGCTGTCGACCAGGATGTTGACGTCATCGACGAACTGCAGGCAGCACGGGCAAATGATGGAATTGCGTCTCGCCGGGGCGGCAATCTCTTGGTCAACTACATCCGCTTGCATGATGGAACCTCTGGTGGGAGAGAGAAAGCCCGAGGCATTTGCGCCTCGGGAGTTTGACGGCGGCGCTTGGGAGGAGGATGGCGGCCGTGCAGGGAACTTGTTACGCAGCGTCGGCGAAGGGATCGTCGCCGGTTGCCGGCGGTTCTTCATTGGTCGTGGCCTGCTTTGCGGCGTTGCGCTTTTCCATCGCCGACTGGAGGTTCTCGCGAGCGATGCGTTGTCCCTCGTCCCAACCGGAAAGCCAGGTCTTGTCCTCGGTGCTGCCGGCTTGGTATTTCTTCGACACCCGATCTAGGGCCGCGAGACCGGCTTCGACGCCGGCGGCGTAAATCATCTGCTCATTGGTCACGCGGTCGGCGAGGAGATCACCCTTGCGATCGTCCTGGATGAGCCCGAGGCGGATCCGGTTCCGCTTCAGCATGTTGAAGTCGTCGACCTTCTTCTGCGGATTGTCGCTGGACATCACGTCGATGAAGTCTTTCATCTCCGCCTTGGAGATGCCGTCGTTCTTGGCATCCTTATCGAGCTCCTTTTCGAGAGCCGACAGTTCGTCCCGCTGACGCTTCAGCGAGAGCCGTTTTTGAATGTGATGGCCCCACAGGGCTTGACGCTCCTCGTCGTTCAGTTGCGTGTTATGTCCTGCGGATGCCATCACTTACCGTCCTTTCGCTCGCCTGACTTTTTCAGCCAGAGCCTCAACTTCATCAGCCAAATTCTCAAAAGAAGCATTCTGTCCTCGTACTTCTTCGACTTCCCGCCGGAGGTCGCTAATCTGTTGCTCGCAGTAATCCAGGTATGCTCCGCGGATCGTAATGAAGGCGTCGATCGTGATGGTCTTTGCCCTGCCCGCACGCAGGTGCATGATCTGCCAGAACGAGAGCCCATGCTTGCGGGCCAGCCTTCTGATCGCGTTCTCTACGTCCCCATTGCCCGCGGTTTCCCGCTCGACCATCCTCCTCACGTACTCACTTGCAATTGCCGTACTCATGACTTTCGATCCCTGCTTTGATGCTTGTTCGTGAATGAAATTCTTTGACATCGTGAATGTGCTCCATGCCGCAATGAGTTAGCTTCTGAGTGTCGGAAGCGGCGGCTTGGAGGTACTGAGTTTCAGCCGTCCGCCCGACGGCTTAACTGAGGCACTGACTGCGAATGAACCCGAACGCTAAGCTTGGAACCTGAATCGTCTGGGTGCTGAAAATGACTGAAAATGAGAGCCACTTCGGGGGCGCCCCCCTCTTCTTCCTTCCGGCTTGATCGAGAGGCCGAGACGAGCGCACCCATCACACAGGCCACAAAGCAGCCGGACACGATTGCGGAGAACAAGCCGGTGAGAAAAAGGGTCATTGCGTCTTCTCCGGTCTCTGCACCATCGGTCGCGTGTCTGGCGTCCGATGCTCGATTGCGTTCTGTGCGAGGGCGTCTTCGCCGGTGGAGAGCTTCGTCATGCGCCGCTCCCTACGTCGTCGAGGAATTGATGTTTGTGGACGATCAGCTCGGACGCCGACGGTTCAACGCTCGTAGCGTTCGCTTTTGGCCTCGGATTGATCGTCCCCAATGCCACGCCGGCGTCCGATTTGGTAAAGGGATGCTCAGGTGTGACGAAGTTCTGCCAAGCGACAGGAACCTCGTTCGTGCCAAGCCCTGCCCATCGAGCGGGGCTGAATTTCGTTTTCTCAAGCCAGTAGGACTTGATGACCCGGCCGCACTTCGTTGCGAGCCATACCGGAGCTATGACCGTCTCGTCGAAGGGGCGCTCTTCGCCTTTCACGGTGCGGATGACTGTGACCTGCTTGCCGCGCGGGGCTTCATCGATGTTGTGGTTCCACATTTACGCGGCCTCCGCAGCGGCGATCGCACGCCTCATGACCTTCGTCATGGTCTTGTGTCCGCACTGGTCGTTGAACTGGAAAATGGAAAGACCGCCGCATGCCTTGCGCAGGATCATGATGGCGGCGCCGTAGTCGTCAGAGCTCGGTTGCAGGCGCTGGATCGCGCCGACCATGCAGAACCGGCAAGCCTTTTCATCCAGCGGCTTCACCTGGTTGCCTTGGCGATCGAACGCGATATCGCGCTGCGCCCACCGGTGCGGGACGTCGATGATCGCCAGAGCGTCTTTCAGGACGGCGGCGGCGCTCATGCTGCGCTCTCTGTCAGGAAATCTTCCATCGTGACCTGGCCGCCTGTGGCCGCCTTGATCTTGGCGATGAGATCGATCTGCGGCGTACGTTCACGCCGGAGAATCCTCGTGATCGTGGACGGTGCCACGTCAATGCTGGCTGCGAAGGCAACCGGCTTGATGTCGTTTTCTTTGAGATATTGTTCCAGCTTCATGCAGCGTAATTTGCCACATGGCATATATTTGTCAACTGGCAATTTGCCAACTGGCGCTGGAAATATTTCCCACGTGGCAAATAGCTAGACCATGGCAAACCGAATCCGCGAAATCCGCAAATCCAAGAAGCTAACGCTGGAGGAACTGGCCGACGTTTCCGGCATCTCCTTCACCCATTTGTCACGGATGGAGAGCGGGAAGCGCGGCCTAAGTCTGGAGAACGCTATCAGGGTGGCGAAGGCACTGGATGTCGACCCTTCAGAGGTCACGGACGAGTTCGACCATGAGCAGCTCACTGAAGCCAGCAATATGCCGATGTCCCAAAAAGGAACAGAAGGCCCTTCGCAAGACATCCCTGAAATTGACCTGATCGCTGGCCTCGGCGGCGGCGGTCTCGCTGCGTTGGAGGTCTCCAACCACAACGGTATCTCGTTTGCACGGGAGGCAGTCCGTGATCACTGGCGTTTGCCGGATTGGATGCTCGGCCGCATGGGCGTCCGTCCGCAGCACGTCGCTGCCTTCCCATCACGAGGCGATTCCATGACGCCTACAATCGATGATGGGGATGTTATTTTCGTCGACACTCGGCACAGGGTTCCCTCGCCTCCTGGCATCTACGCACTTGCCGACGAGTTTGGTGGGGTGGTTGTGAAACGCCTCGAGGTGACATCCAGGCCTGGCGATGAGATGATCAAGGTTCAGATCTCATCCGACAACCCGCGCCATACGACGCGCGAGCTCAACCTCGATGAGATCCAGATCGTGGGCCGCTATATCGGCCGGTTCACGATCTGATCGGAGGGCGGGGTCACCGCCCTTTCCTTCCTTGTCAGGCGATAAATCGCCGCTCGTCCCGGATGCGGATGTCGGCGACGACAATGCCGACAACAACATCATTGAACTTCTCTCGGTGCATGTGGTGAGACCGGTAGACCTGGTTCTCGCGGGAGAGAAGCAGGTCTCCATCTAGGCCGAGTATGTTGGTAACCCGGAACAACTCTATACCTAGCCCAGCATCGACGAGGTAAACGCCCTCCCCTTCGTACGAGGTTACCGGCGCGGTGAGCACATAGTCGCGCCCGCCGCGAAGTGTTGGTTCCATGGTGTCTCCGAACACTGGGTGAACTCGAAACCGGTCGGACAGCGCAGTGACCGACGTCGACCTTCCATCCGCATTCATTTTGCACCCTCCGTAACAAGAGTGTTCACCACATTCCGCATTTCCCCCTGATTAACACAATTGAGAATTGCAGAAACACGCAAAACAAAAGTAGTCTGCAGTCGCATGTTGAAATTTCCGATCATCATTGCGTTATCGTCATATGAAGACGAGGCTGATTTTATAGGTAGTCTCGCCCTCTCCTTATTTGCCCCCGGACAGCGCCCCTCCTGTTGCCAACTCAACCTATCGTAATAAACCCGCGCGCTAGCTTCTAGGGCTTCAAGCGTATGGCCAGTGGCCAATATTTATTTGGTTAATTGTTACAGCTATGCATTTTGCATGACCGATCAAAGTCCTAGCCGATCCCTGGACAAGATAATCATCCGGCTGCCGGATGGGCTAAAGGAAAGAATCCGCATGGTTGCGGTGAAGAACGATCGATCGGTCAACGCCGAGCTGCTGATGCTGCTCGAGCGGACCTACCCGCCAGAGTCGATCGTCGATGATTTTGTTCGAGACATCGCAGCTTTGGTGAGGCGGTCTCCAGCCGACGACCAGGCTCGGCTTTGGAAGTCAATCATCGAGAAGGTTGAGACTGCTAGTCGAGGAATGAAGTAAGGGGCTTTCCACCCTTCTAACAACTACCCTCAGAGCAAGTATCTTCTACAAGAGAATAACCTTTAGAAATTCAGCTTTATATATTGGACCCGCAGATTTGCGACCCTATTGACCCGCAGATTTGCGACCCTAGCCGAATTCAAACGGCAAGCGGATGTAGTAGACATTCGGCTTTCGATGTTCCTTCACGACTACCAAGACGCGCTCGTCGACCAACTCTGAGATCGCCCGGATAACTTTGTCCTCGGAGATCTGCAGGCGGTTGGCGATCTGCTTGTGCGTGTACCAGCAGCACTGGTCGTGCCCGTTCATCTTTTTCGCCAGCCAATAGCCAACGCGAAACGCCCTATCAGACAGGGCGTCCATTTCACAAACGTAGTCGAGCCACTTGCGGCGCTTTTCGTAGAAGGCGGCTGCCGCTTCGCCATTGTCGTTTCTCTTGAGCATTCCCTCTTTTGCCACACGGCAAGATTTTTTGCCAGATGGCATTTTGCCACTTGTCAATCTTTTTGCCAGATGGCATATTCCTCTCATCAGCCGACGACGACTGAGCCCCGCAAGGAAGCAGCGAGACGTCGATCGGCGCAAATGGAGATGAGGGCAATCATGAAATTCGATGTACTCGACAGGTTCACAGGCGACGTGAAGTTCACGGCGGAGATCGATTGCGACGACAGCGCGTTGCCTTCTCTCAAGCTGGGGCTCGCCATCAAGTGGGCGGTCAAGGAAAAGAAGGACCTCAGCGGGGCCTACCTCAGCGGGGCCAACCTCAGCAGGGCCAACCTCAGCGGGGCCTACCTCAGCGGGGCCAACCTCAGCGGGGCCAACCTCAGCAGGGCCAACCTCAGCGGGGCCTACCTCAGCGGGGCCAACCTCAGCGGGGCCTACCTCAGCAGGGCCAACCTCAGCGGGGCCTACCTCAGCGGGGCCTACCTCAGCAGGGCCAACCTCAGCGGGGCCTACCTCAGCGGGGCCAACCTCAGCGGGGCCTACCTCAGCAGGGCCAACCTCAGCGGGGCCTACCTCAGCGGGGCCTACCTCAGCAGGGCCAACCTCAGCGGGGCCTACCTCAGCGGGGCCAACCTCAGCGGGGCCTACCTCAGCGGGGCCGACCTCAGCGGGGCCTACCTCAAAGAAGCTAAGGATGCTGATCTCGCTATCGCTATGACGCGCATCCTTCCTGAAGGCGATCTGATCGGCTGGAAGAAGTGCGAGAGCGACGTGATCGTCAAGCTTCGCATTCCGGCTGAGGCAAAGCGCTCACATGCATTCGGACGCAAGTGCCGCGCCGAATATGCTGACGTACTGGAAGTAGTCGGTGGCGAAGTCGGTATTTCGATGCACGACGGCAAGACGAAATACGAAGTCGGCCAGCGCGTCACGCCAGACAAGTTCGATGAGAACTGGGTCGAAGAGTGCTCTTCCGGCATCCACTTCTTCATCACGAAGGAGGAGGCACTTGCTTATGTTTAAGATGGACACCCTCCCCATCCCCCGCACCGTCACCCGCTTCAACGTCGAAGCAGCCTTCGGCACAACGACTACTCTGTACCTCGGCCACATCCCCGGCATCGGCATGCGCTGGTCTGTCGATCCGGATGCAGCTTGGGAATACCAGGACGAGGACGAAGCTCAGGACGACGCCGACCAGCACGGCGGGGAGGTCTTCAAGTTCGAGCGCCTTACGCGCCGGACCGATCCCGAGAGCTTCACCGGACACAATACCGCAGCTCGGCTTGAGCGCGCCCTTCAGGAGGCTGCGGAATGATCACCAAGAAGACAATCGAACTCGTGAGCGTCTGCTCTGATGCCGAGATAATCGCCAAGTCTGCGCATGCTGCCTACTGGCTTTCTTACAGCCCAGATGCAGCCGAGAGCGGCGGGCTCGGCATCCAAGAGCGAGAGATCGTCGACCGCTTCAAGGCAATCGCTGACAAGCTCGGCTATCGCGTCGAGAAGATCGAAGCCGAGGAGGTGGCGTGATGACCAGGATCAACACAGGTGGTCCGGCCTTCCCAGGTCAACATAGTTACATCGACGGGATGCCTTCTGATTACGAAGGAATGAACCTTCGAAACTGGTTCGCAGGCAACGCTATCGGCGCCGTTGTGGTGCAGTGCGCTAATGATCTTCGGTTCCTCGAAGGAATGACACCGGCTGAATACTTCGCGAACAAGGCCTTCGATATCGCTGACGCGATGATTGCCAAGAGCAAGGCTGCCGATAAGGCCAACGCTGAGGCTCGCGAGAAGGAGTACGGCGATGATCGTCCCTTCTGACCTTTGCCATATGCGCGGCATCGAATGCTCGTGCCCTGCCGGCACCTGCCAGCAGCAGCCGAAGGCCGAAGCCGTCCCCCTCTTCCGCCCGACCAACCGGGACATGCTCTTCGTATTCGTCACTTGCATCGTCCTCGCCGTCATCGTCGGCGGGACCGTCCACGCCCTGCAGGTCGCTGAGCGCGAATATCAACTTCAACTGAGGATCGGATGATGGCTGATTTCCTCGACATCCCCGGTTCAGAACAATCAATCGGCGGCTTGGCGCTCGGCGTCGTCGCGAAAGCAAAACAGGCCATGGAGGCAAAGAAAATGGGAAATGCACTGGAAGTCCAGACGCCATCGCAGATCGCTGCCATGGAGCAACCTCGGGCCGTTCTGACGCCCATGGAGATGATCGACCGCGCTCTGTCGTCGAACGCCAACGTCGAGACGCTTACGCAGCTCATGAACCTGCAGGAACGTTGGGAAGCCAACCAGGCGCGCAAGGCGTTTGATGCAGCGATTGCCGCCGCCAAGTCTGAAATCCCACCGATCGCTCGAAATGCTACTGGTCACAACAGCAAGCGTTACGCAGACTTTTCGGCCATCGCCACGGTCGTCGATCCTATCCTCTCCAAATACGGATTGTCTTACCGGTTCAAGACCACACAGACCGACAAGATCAACGTGACCTGTGTCCTTTCCCACAAGGAAGGCCATGCAGAGGAAACGACGCTCTCCGGGGGTGCGGACACCAGCGGAAGCAAGAACGCCATTCAGGCTATCGGCTCTACCCTCACCTATTTGCAGCGCTATTCGCTTAACGCGGCGCTCGGTCTGTCTGCTTCGAATGACGATGACGGTAAGGCTGCCGGCGGGAACGGCTCGGTAAATGATGAGCAACGCATCGTTCTGCAGGACAAGATCGAGGAAGTAGGCGCAGATATCGCCAAGTTCTGCGAGCGCTGGAATGTCCCTGCCCTGTCTGACTTCCCACAGAAGAAGTTCGACGAGGCCATCCAGTCCTTGAACCGCTTCGCGCAGCAGCAGCGGAGACAGGCAAATGGTTGAGATCGAACAGGGCACGCCTGAATGGTTCGCCATCCGCTGCGGGAAGGTTACGGCCTCCCGCGTGGCTGATGTCGTTGCCACCACGAAAACAGGCTGGGGGGCTTCCCGAGCCAACTATGCCGCGGAACTCATCGCAGAACGCCTCACAGGAGAGGCAGCAGAGGGTTTTACGTCCTCGACAATGCAATGGGGCACGGATCAGGAACCGCGTGCCAGGGCCTCGTATGAGTTCTACAGGAACGTGGACGTTCAGCAGGTTGGGTTCGTCATCCATCCGACGATTGCCGACTCCGGCGCATCTCCTGATGGCCTCGTAGGTGAGGATGGTCTTATCGAGATCAAGTGCCCGAATACGGCAACCCACATCGATACGCTCATCAAGCAGGTGATCCCGGCCAAGTATGTCACGCAGATGATGTGGCAAATGGCCTGCACTGGTCGGAAGTGGTGCGATTTCGTCTCCTACGATCCTCGCCTGCCTGAGAGCATGCAGATGTTCGTTCGGCGGATCGATCGTGACGAATCCGTCATCAAGCACCTTGAGACGATGGTTGTTGAGTTCCTCGATCTTGAGGTCGTCTCCAAGGTCGAAGCACTACTCCGGATCTACGAGCAGGAGGCCGCTTGATGGGCCGCGCTCTCCTCGTCCTCGATACCCCATCCGACCGACAGAAGGCCGTCACGTGGATCGGCAAAGCCCCGGTAGGGACGCGCGTTGAGTTCAAGGCATCCAAGCGGACTTTGCCGCAAAACGATCTGCTCTGGGCGCTCCTGACCGAGTTTGCCCAGCGGTACAGCCACAACGGCACGAAATACGAGCCGGGACAGTGGAAGGCGATATTCCTTCACGCCTTCGGCCGGGAAATCAGCTTCCTGCCCAGCCTGGACGGAAAGACCTTCCTGCCGATCGAGATGTCATCGTCCGACCTGTCGAAGCAAGAGATGACGGATTTCATCGAGTTCATCATCAAGGAAGCCGCAGAGCGCGGCGTGATCCTTCACAACCCGAAAGACAACGATTCCGGTTCCTCCCCCGAGCCGGACGACACAGACGCTGACACGCCCTCCTCAGCGTCTGCTGCCGAAGAGGCCGGCGATCCTTCCTCCTCCTCCCAAGGATCGCCGGCCGCCCCTGAGACCGAACGTGAGACGCTGATCCGGTTCGCAAGGGATGTCCTGCCGCTGGCCGCCGACATGACGGTTTCACCAGGCGC